CCTCGGGGACGGCCACGACGATGGCGGGCTTCTTGAGGTTGGCCTTGGCGCGGTCGAACAGCGCGAGCACGCCGCCCAGGTCGCCCACGGCCCGGGCCTGGGCCGGCGCGGGCTTGTCCTGGGGGACCAGGGACCAGAGGCTGTCGCCGTAGGAGTTGAAGCCGACCTTGGCCTTGATGGTGACCTGCTTGGAGCCACCGTCGCGGGTCTGGATGGTGAGCACCTCGCCGACCTGACGTTGCTCGGCGGAGCGGATGCCCCAGGAACCATCCTGAAGCTTGGCGAACGAAGGCGGGAATACACGGGAGAAACGGGGCATGTTTCAGAGACCTTTCATCATTGGCGTTGGTTACCGTAACGTATATGGGATACGTGTATAGCGTTGTCAAGATGCCAGTGCCACAGCCTCCCCGACAAGCTCGCGCAGTGGCTTCTTGTGCATGGTCAGGCAGTAGCCGGTGCGCTCCTCAAGCTCGACGTACTGGGCATAGAGATCGGGGCGCAGGCGAGCGCCCACCTTGAGATCATTGACGCTGCCCAGGAAGCAGAACGTACAGGAGAGGCGCTCGTTGCCCTGGGCGTAGGCCCAGTGCGGTTCCTGGCCGGCTGCGCGGATGGCCGGGATGACGTCGGCGGTGGCGAGGTGGAAGATGGGATAGAACGTCCAGGCCTGCCGCCCAGCACGAGCCAGCCCATCGTTGGGGCCGGTGCGCTTGACGAAGGGAACGCGCTTCTTGCGGCTCTCGCTCTCGGCTGCCCTGATGCCCTCGACCGACACCACACGCTTGAAGCCGTGCCCGGCCATGTAGGCGCGGATCACGACCTCGATGGGTCCGGTCTTGAGTTCAGAGGTACACCAGCGGTTCTTCGGCCCAGGGAAGGGCGGAGCGTCGGGGCGGGCAACGATGCGGCTCTCGACCCGGTTCAAGAAAGTCTTGGCGCGCCCGTCCTTGTAGATCGCGTGGGCGACCCGGAAGGCGCACCCAGCCGCCTCGGCCTGGGCCTTGGCGTGCTCCAGGGCGCCGGGCCACTCCTCGGGGAAGGTGGCGTGGACGACCAGCACGCGATCGGCTGGCACCCAGCGCAGGGTCTCGATGAGGCTCAGCTGGCTGTCCTTGCCGCCGCTGTGCGAGACAGCGAACAGCACGCCAGGGTCAGCGTAGAGGTTCTGGATGGTGCTCATCAGAACACCACCTCGTCCTCGACCTCGGCTGCATAGAGGTCAGCCCGGTGCTGCGCCTCACGATCGGCGTCCTGGCGGGCCTGGACCAAGAGGCAGAAGGCTTGGCTGATCTCCTCGGAGAGCGCCTCACAGGCGCGGGCGCTGATCGGGTTCTTCCGGTAGCGGCGAGCCTCCTTGCGGCGGGCGATGGAGCCGGTGTTGAGGCCGCCCAGGATGGTGCTGAGTTGCTCGCGGGTGAGGGTGACGGTGATGGTGGTGGCTTTGGTGGTCATTGTGTAGTCCTTTCAAAGGGCAAGAGGTGTGTACCCGGAAGATGGGGTGTGCAGTGGTGGCATACAAGGGGGATTACTGTAATTATTATCAGGACATCAGTCCTATCAGGATATTACTTAGATGCCTAAGCAACCCGCTCAAAGGGTCAGGATCGCTGCCCAGGTTTCCACAGGCCTCCTTTCCCAGGCTACCGCTGGGACCTACTAGATATGGTGCTGCACTGCACCAATTGACGTAGTACCCCCCGAATCAGTTACCCTCGCGCGCGCATCCATCGCGGCCTGCGAGCGCCACCCAGGTGGCAGGGGAGCAAGGGGTCTGGCCGCGTCTAGCAATGAAAGGTCTCACCCCATGATGCGCTGTCCCTACTGCGGCAAGAGAACGGGGGTGATCGACACCCAGGCCAGGACGTGTGAGGGGGTCTCCACTCAGGAGCGGCGCCGGCAGTGCCGGGGCTGTGGGCGACGCTTCAATACCTTCGAGCTAGCCGAAGCCGACGAGCAAGAGCGCCTTCACCTCCCCAGGGCAGCTGGTACTGAGGTGTGACACTTCTTTCTTATGTGTGCAGTCGTGACACGCATCAGGAGAATGTGGCGCAACCCGAATACAACCAGAATATGGAGGTAACAACCACCAGAGGAAACGGCCAACGGCGGCGTTTGAGCGCTTCCAGGTACCGAGATAGCCCCCCTGTAGTCACTCCCGCCAGCGGGCTTCCTATTGACTATCGATGTAGTCACGTATTGCGATGGTTTGCGATGGTTGACGTGTATTATTCTGTCTTACAACCTGCTAAGTTGTTGATATTGTTGGTAGTCACAGAAACTACACGTAGCTAGCTGTTGCTACATCTAGCTACACAGAATGAAAGGTACCAGAGTATGTCCAGGACTGTTGCCGAGCTACGTGAGGTTCTCAAGAGCTATGTGGCTGATGCGCAACACCGCAGGCTTGGGCAGCACAGCCCACCGGTCATCCAGGGCGAGCGCGATCCGCTCGCGCACGACATGTCCTTGGCTGAGGTGCATGGCCGCATCAGCCCGCTCAACCTCAACCGCACCCAGCCGGCGCTGCCAAGCCATGGCGCAGGCTCCTACGTTGCCCAGTTCGCCAGCACGACCTCGCTGCTGGAGCACACCATGCCTGGAGCGCCGGGCCACAACGCTGATCCCAGGCTATGGACGCAGGGCTTCAAGATACCGGACTACCTGGACCTGGGCGATGGCGTGGTGGAGGCGATCAAGACCGATGCCGGCTGGCGGCCACACCGCAAAGGCCCAGGCGAGGTGCAGCTGCCCGACTATGTGACCGAGGTCGAGCTATGATGAGGGATTACGCCGTCGCGCCCTATCCCAATCCTGACGCCGAGCCCGCCAAGCGCGGTGTACTGATCCTGCATAAGCCCGACTGCCGCATCGTGCGAGCCCAGGCCGACCTGGGCGATCCTGTGCTGACGCTCTATGGCTGCGAGGGCGATCCCGATCCCAAGATGGCACGCTGCTCGTGCCTGGAAACCCGCCAATGATCGAGCCGACCTACTTGATCGAGCATGACGACGGCTCAGGCGGCGACCTCCCAGGTTGGTACGTGCGACGGGTCATGCCCAGCCCAGTGCGATCGCCCCCAGGCGGCGCAGTGAGCATCGCCGGCCCCTTCGATGTCCAGGGCCGAGCAGAGCGGTGGCTGCGACAACGCAAGCTGCAAGGCACCGAGCTTCATCGCATGCTGCCAATTCCACCCGCCAACCTGATCCGCCGCTCGCCCACTGAACTCGCCGACGGTAACGGCAAAGTCCCCGCAGGACCCATCCGATGAGCACCATGCCAGACCGCACCAATGCCCCAAAGGTCGCCCCTCCCGAGCGCTGGTGGCGCTGCGCCCGGTGCGGCGTAACGTCAAGCAATCCCGACGAACTGTGCGAGCCTATGCAGTCGGACAGCGGAGGGCATACAGAGCTTGGCGGCGAGCCCAAGCTGGGATAGAGGTCGAAAGGTCGCGGTCCAACAGAACAGCCCGCAATGGCTAAGAAACCACGGTCTAAGACGAGACCGAAGGCCGAGCCTAGTCTAGGCGAACTCGCCCAGGTCCAGCGAACACCACGCAACGGACGCAACGCCAGCGGCCAATGGGTCAAGGGGTATTCTGGCGCGATCACTGGCGACGCCGCTCGTGCGCGGCGCACCCTCAACACGAGCACCATCGCCGGCATGCAATGGGCGTTCGACCGCTGGGGTCGCGCCGCCATCGAGAAGGTCGCCAAGCAGCAGCCCGCTATCTTCCTGAAGATGCTTGTACTTCTCGTGCCGCGCGAGTTGGAGATCACGCAGGCGCGCGGCCCCCAGGGCATGACCGACGAGGCGCTGGAGGCGGCCGTTACCGCCATCGAGGGCTTCCTGGCGCGGCGGGCTGGCGACGGCGCCAAGCTCATCGAGGGCAGTGTGGCGGAGGATGTGTCCGCCAAGGACCGTTGATCCGTAAGGGTTATTCGGCGTTTCCGCCGCCCTACCCACATCCCTGCCCACATCCCAGGTCGCTGTTGCGGCCTTGCCGTTGCCTTTAAGCCGTTGCAATTACGGGAGAAACGACGCCGCGCCCCGCGCCGCCCGCGCCCCCGGCGCGCCAGGGGGGGGTGGGGGGGCGGTGCAATGAGAGAGAGTTGGCCCAGGCCCCTCCCCCAAACGCCGCGTGTTTGGGGGCCCCAGGTCCTAACCTATTGAAAGGCCTACCCTTTCTTCTGTGTACCCCCCTTCTGGGATTGGCGGCGGCGGTAGGCGGCTTGTTTCTGGGCTGGGGTGAGGGCGTTACCTTTAATCGGGCGCCCGCGCTTGCGCTTTACGGTAACGCTGGCATTATCGGTAACGCGATTATCGGTAACGGTGGGAGGTGGTGATGGCGGTGGCGAGGTGTCCGCACTGTGGGCATGAGCTGGTGATTGACGTTGAGGTTCGGAGGTTCCACTGGGGTCGACCGCCGCATGGGAAGGTGGAGATGACGGAGGAGGAGCGGCGGCTGATTGAGCGCGAGCGAAGGCGGGAGGGATTAGGGGCCGACGTGGGACCGAAGGCTTAGGGGGTGGCGGTGTCACCGGCCGAGCTTCAACGCGCGGGCTTGAGTGTGACGTTGTCTTGAGCTTGGGGCAGTCGACCGTATTGTGGTCGTCTGCTTTGCAGAGTGAGCAGAACTTCTGCATGGGGAGGTTCTCCGATGGCGATCGTGCACAGTGTGCAGACGGTACCTGAGAAGGTAGACGATCCGTTGATTGCGGAGGAGGTAGGGGTTGGGTTGGCGCGCTCACCGCAGTTGGGGGATCGGGTGTTCATTGGGGTACAGTTCAAGGGCAAGGAGGGGGTGGAGGATGCGCACGGGCATGTGGTGTTGACGGTAGAGATGGCGGAGCATGTGGCGAGGTTGATCTTGAAGGCGGTGGGGAAGGCCAAGGTGGAAGAGGGGGAAGAGGCGGGGGAGGAGGAGATATGAAGGGGGTAGTGGATGGTTCGCATCTTCGGGCGGTTCTGGTAACGCCGTTGCAGCCGCCGTTTCCGAGGGGGGTGGAGATATTCCGCTTTGGCGAGGATGAGAGGCAGCTGGCGTTATCGGCTGAGGATGCGGCGGCGGTTCGGGCGCTGGTGGGGCGTAATGTGGAGGGGGCGATGATGGCGTTGGAGCAGAGCAAGGACGATCCTGAGAAGATCAGGGTGCGGGTGCTGTGATGGCGGGGATTAGCCGGCGGGGGCTGATCGGTTCGATGATTGCGCTGGTGGCGGCGCCTGCGATTGTGCGGGCGTCCTCGCTGGATAGCGTCTTGCGCGGCGTGGTGCTGGAGCCGACGGTGACGGAGCTTGACTGGACTTATCGCGAGATCACGCTCGGCTACACCATTACGCGGCAGGCGATCGAGAACGAGATGTACGGGATGGCGCTCGCCCGGCTCAAGGCCGAGGGCGAGCTGGTGGAGTACGACGGATGGCAAGAAGTCTGAAGGCTTACTGCGACGAGCTGGCGCCAGGGGTGTTCGGCTGGCTGGGGCCGGATGCCAGCATTACGGTGGATCACGCCACCGACAATCTTAAGGTGGAGAGCCCCTGGGGTGGCTTCGTGGTGACCCGCCATGCGATCGAGGACGGCAACTGGAAAGAGGAGTTCATGCGGCAGATACGGGCATTGCAGGAGAGGCGCGATCGGGGGCAGACTGGCGGGGGTGATTCTAACACTGCCTCTCAAGGGAGCTGATCATGGCCAGGAGCGCAACCAGACCGATCGTGGGGATGGACGTGTGGTACTTCTCGGCCGCGCCGCCGACCGCTTATCCCCAGGCCGCCAAGGTGGTGAACGTGGCGACGCCGGCCGGTTCGGGGTTCGGTATCCCCCTCCCTGGCGCCGGTCCCGTGCTTGATCTGGTGACCTGGAACGCCGCCGGCACCGCTGCGGCAGTCACGGGCGTGCCGTTCTACTACGGTACAAGACCGGCCACCAACATCGCGTGGTGCACCATGCCGCGCGTGAATATGCCGGCCAGCCCGACGTCCTGGCCGGGCAACAACTGATGGATTACACCGAGCGGCACACCGGGTGGGTGACACCCGCGTTCCTGGATTGGATCAAGGAGGAGATGACCATGGCTGGCAAGAGCGAAGGCGGCGAGACCCTGCACGACCAGCGCAACCTCACCGAGGACGAGATCGCGGAGCGCACCAAGGCCAAGCTCAAGGCCGACGCCGAGGAGAGCGAGAAGGTGCGCAAGGAACTCGACGCCGAGAACGAGAAGGCCAAGAAACAGGCCGAGAAGGAAGCCGAGGAGGTCAAGGCCGACGAGGAGAAGAAGGAAGCCGAGGCCAAAGGCGGCAAGCCCGGCAAGGAAGCCTCCGGTGCGGCGGCCCCCCATGCGGCCCCCCAGCACGCGCCTGCTTCCTCGCGATCGCGCTAGGCATATACCGCTCGCGAGGACCGAGCTGATGCTCGCCATGCACGCCTGGGAGTTCTGGCGCGCCTACTCTTCGTGAAGGGGTGGACTACTACCGGGAGCCCCCAGGCTGCCTGGAGCGGCTAATCGAGGGGCTGATCGGGGGCGCGGTGATGGTACTCATCATCGTGCTCTTTGCGAGGTGGCTCCTTGGGCTGCACGGCTACTGGTTCCAGTAACCGCCTCGCCAGCTCCCGGCACTCGGCGGCAGCCTCATCTATCATGGTGCAAGTCCACATATCGCCCATGAGCCGTCCAGCCAGCCCGTCGAGGAAGGCGGCAATGACTATGCGCTCCTTTCGCAATTCATCCAGCGTTTGATACAAAGGCTCGGCGCGCAGCCGCCCGATCTCGCGCGCCAACTCGTCCCGCTCTCTCAGAGCAACCGCAGCTTCACGCTCTGCATCGGCTAGTCTCTGATCGTAACTCATGTCTCGCCCCGCAGTTTGCGCGCCATCGCGCGGCACTCGGCGGCCAGCCCCTCAACTTCCCAATCATCGCCCGTCAACAGCGTGGTCGCGTGCCGGTCGAGGAAGGCGGCGGTGTCGTCTATCTGTTGGGCGGCTTCGTCCATTACTTCACGCGCCCAATCCGGCAGATAATGGTCGCTGCGGTCGCGTAGGCGTTCACTCAGCCTCATGTCTCACCTCGCAGCTTGCGCGCCTGCGCGCGGCAGTCGGCGGCGGCGTTGCCGTCCATGGCGCGGCGAGCAATCTTGAGGCATTCCCACTGATCGCCATCGTGGGGGTCGTCGTCATAGAACTCCAGCATCCCGCGTATTGCTGCCTCCAAAGTATCGGCGCGTTCCGCCAGCCCATCGAGGAAGGCGGCGGCCTCGACTAGCTTCTGATTGGAGGCGCGCTGTAGCTCGGTCATCAGCACAAGCTGGGCACGGTCGGCGCGCAGCCGCTCATAATCCGTCACCGTCACCACCGCATATTCATCGCCCTCGGCTGCCGGCTCGCCGCCACGCACGTAATGCCACGGTCCTCGCACATCGCCCATGTATAGCAATGTAATGCAACGTCACGTCCAACGCAAGAAGGGGCGGCTTGCCGGGCTTCGCGGCACACAGGGAGCGCACCGAGCCCGGCCTTGTTGGAACCATGAAAGGTATAAGGGGCTCCTCGCGCGCTGCCGCCACGCCTGCGTCGGTGCAACCTACGCGAAGAACGATACCAGTGTCACGCGGTTGCCCTCGGGCGAGAGCATCAGCCCAACGCATAGCAACATCTCGTGCGGGCGCCCCCAGAGCCTCACTGTGGTGGGGAAGATGTCTCCCAGGGCCATCAGTACACCCTATCGTAACCCTCGGCCTGCAACGCCTTGCGCAACTCCTCGGCCTGTAGGCGGCAGTCGGCCGCAACCTTGGCGACGAGGTGGTTCATCGGGTTGAGACTGTTGCTGGTCACCATGTTGAGATCGTTGGCAACCCTGTTGAGCAGCTTGACCGTCTGTAACAGGCGCTGGGCAAGGTGGCGTTCGCTCATCGAGGGGTCCTTTCAGTCTGCGTTGGATGGTGGTTGGTCGGGGATCAGTTTGCGCAGGTTCACCGCCTGCTGGCGGCAGTCAGCGGCGGCTACTTGCAGCAAGTCAGGATAGCCTGCACGCGCGACACGATCCGCCATCCCCTGCAGGAAGCCAACTGTAAAGAGTACATTGTTGCGCAGCTTGGCGACTTCGTTGCACGGCTCGCAGAAGTAGCCCGCGCTGCAGCTCTCGCCGTGGCCGAGGGTCGCTCCACAGGGACAGACGCTCATTCTTCGATCTCCTCGCGCACATAGATGCCCGAGCGCGTGGCATGGCCACAGCGCCAGCAAACCTCGGTCTCGGGCTCCTTGAGACGAACCGGCTCAAGCGGGTTGCGCTCACGCCAGCAGTCATCGCAGATCGGGACAGCCTCCCAGCTCATCTTGCGCCCCTATGCCAGCTCGCCCAGCTCCTTGAAGCCAACGAGAATGTCCGGCGGGGTCGGGAACGTGTCCTTGGTGTGCCGCCACATGTGCAGAACAACGCTATAGTTGTTCACGTAATTGCTCTTTGCCGGGTGAAACTGCACCACCACGTCCTCGGCCCCCCAACAGCGGTCCTTGACCCAGCTCATCTCCAGCCAGTTCGGAATGCGCCGCCTCGTAGAGACACTCACATGCTCCCAGCCGGTCTCCTCGCCGTCGTCCGCGATGATGTTCAGCTTCTCCCCACATGGTCCCGGCACGTCCCGGAAGACGCCATAAGTGGCCCCCGGCCGGCTGTCATACGCGCCGCCGCGAATACGGTAATGCTCCAAGTGCGGATCGATCTTCATCTTCCCCCTCTAACATAACAAAGCCGCCGCCGGGTACGGACTGGGTTCCCGGCGGCGGCGGCTGCTTCCCCACGTAGGCGTACGACGTGGAAGCAGTGTGCGGCAACGGAACTCGTGTAGCAGATTCTAGACGTGTGTAAAGTCGGCTAGTCGACACTATACCATGACATCGCTGTGGATAACTCACTCCCGATCGTGCCCGAAGAGCTTCTTCATCGCATCGTTCCACTTCTCGTGCGCCGCCTGTAGCTTGGCGCTGGGCTCCTTGCCGGCAAGGCGCAAGTCCGCCATCAGCGCATCGATCAGCACCGTCCCGGTGTTGAGCGCAGCCGTCATCATGGTCATCTTGTCGACGTGTTGCGCCAAGTTCTGCGCCATGAACTTGTACGCCATCTCCTGGCGCTTGACCTCCGCCCGTAGGTCCGCGATGTCCTCACTGTCGTCGCTCATCGCCTGATCGCCTGCATTGCCTGGGTCCAGGCCTCCTTCGCCGTCGCCAGCCCGGGGCTCATCACCTGCCCCGCCGGTAACCACGCCAAGTAGGCCTCGATCAGCTGACACGACCTGTCGAGCGCGTGGATCACCAGCGCAGCATCGCGCCGGCACGACGCCAGCTCCTCCTTGAGCCGCTCAACCTCACGGTGATCGAAGTCATCGTCCATCTGGTCTATTCCCAACAAGTGCGGCGACACCGTAAGATGCCGCCGCCATTGAGCAGACATTAATTGCGCTTAGCCCTCGGTGCCGTTACGGAGGGAATCGAGGACCTTGGTCATCTTGCGCGAGAGGTACCCGAAGTCTGCGATCAGGTCGTCATATTCTGCGCGCAGATTGCGGGAACGGGTGTACTGCTTGAGTGCCTCGAATGCCGCACACTCGTTACGTTGTCGCGTGATGATGTGGGAGACCGTCGAGACCGCGCCGAGCCTTGCATGCTCATGCGTATCCTCGTCGATCTCCCACCTGCCGTCACGGTCGACCAGAACTGCGTGGAAACGGTAGCTCTGGTCGCTGTTGATCCCGCACTGTGCGTCGGGGACAGTCCAACCGTAGTGCTTGCTGTTCTTGCGCAAGATCGTGAGCAGCATCCCGACGTACCCAACGGAGATGTCGAGCGCCTCGGCGATCTCCGCGAGTGAGCGCGCCGGTAACTGATCGAACATCTTGTCGATCAGTGTATCAATACGTCCCTGGTATTCCGCCATCCACAACTCTCCCTTTCGTTAGACTGCATAGAGATGTCCTCTCTTGGCGCCGCTTGGGCGGTTCTTCTCGATTAGGTCGCTGAGCCGGCGTAGGTCGTTGGCGCACTCCAACAGCTCCTCGACCGCGTTGTTGCAGAAGCTGGGCGTGAGCTGGTCGAGCACCGGCTTCAGCGTGCTGTTCATTCGCTTGATGAACTTGGCGATCTGCTTGACGTCGGCCGCAAACTGCACCCGCGCCAGCAGAAACGGCGCGTCGTCTTCCTTCGGCGGCTTGGTCGCCCGCTGCTTGCGACCGGGGGCGCCGCGCTCTCTCTGGGCACGCTGCTTAGCGGCCTTCTTCTTCTCCCTGGCGCGCTCGCGGGCGGGCTCGCTCTTGGCCTCGGCCTCTTCCTTGGCGGCTTGCTTGGCCTCCTCCTCGGCCTCCTTGGCCTTCTGGTCGCGCTCGGCCCGCTCCTCGCGCGCCAACTGCGCCATGATGCGCTCGACGCTGTGCAGGCTGAGCGACCGGTCTTCACGTTTGGCAATCTTCATGATGGCGTCCATCATGTCGGGAGAGCCGGCGGCCATGTGAATCTTGATGCCGACGCTCAGATGCCTGCGGTCCTCCGGGAAGGTCTCGGCCGCCAGCCGCAGCTGGCGCAGCCATTCCGTGGAGTAGTCCATGCCAGCATCGGCAAGGGCGGAAGCGACCGCCTTGAGCCCCTTCGGGCCGGTGAGAGTGCCCTCGGCGTGCTTGTGCAGCTCGTCGGCGAGATTCCAGTTGCCAGTCTCGAACTGCCGCGCTGCGCGGATGATACTTGCGAACTCTGATTGCGCCATGTCGTTGATCTGCCTTTCGTTTCGGGGGTTAACCTACTCGAGGTTGGAGCTTGCGTGATTACGGTAGCTGCGCTTGGCTCTCCCTGGTGCAGAACCGTTGATAACCTCGTAGCACGGGTTGCATCTGCGTGCAAGGGTGTTACACTCGACCCAGTCGAGACAATTGCAGACGGTGACGAACAGTGACGGACACAATGAGCGCAAACGCCGACAAGAAGCGCCGAGGGCCCCGCCTGGGCAGCACCTCGGTGCTGAAGCAGACTTCGGCATTGATGGTTCGGATCACCGATCCGCAGCGCCGGGCATTCGAGGAGCGGGCCGCAATCCACGGCTTGTCAGCCTCGGCCTGGGCCAGGATGATCCTGCTGCGGCAGATTCGAGTCGGAAACGAGGAGGACGACAAGTGAGCCTGCACGAGACCACATTCGGCTTTCTCACCCCGACCGAGGACCAGAAGGACCGCATGGTGATCGTGCGCTCGGCTGCGGCGGACTACGCCAAGACGCTGGAGCGCGAGCTGCCGGAAGGCCCCGACAAGACCTACATCCTGCGCAAGCTGCGCACGGTCGCGATGTGGGCGAACGTCGCGATCACCAGACATTCCGATGGCACACCGCGCCTGGATCAGGAATGACCGACACCGCGTTCCCGATCACCGAAGCGCAGGCGCTTGAGACGCTCAAGTCGCTCAAGGCCGAGATCGCCAAGCGCGCCAATCGCAAGCTGCAGGCCAAAGCCGGTGGCCTGATCGAGTTCGTGCGCTACTTCTGGAGCGTGCTGGAACCGGAGACCAAACTGGTCGAAGGCTGGCTCTTAGAAGCGATCTGCGAGCACCTGGAGGCGATCACCTTCGGCAAGATCACGAGGCTTCTGATCAACGTCCCTCCCGGCAGCATGAAGAGTCTCATGGTCAATGTCTTTCACCCGGCCTGGGAGTGGGGGCCGATGAACATGCCGCACATGCGCTACGTCAGCTTCAGCTACTCGTCTGGCCTGACCGAGCGCGACAATACCAAGTTCCGCAAACTGGTTATGTCTGAAAGGTACAAGGAGCTGTGGGGTGAAAGGTTCAACCTTGAGAAGGAAGGCGAGATCAAGATCACGAACGACAAGACTGGCTCGAAGTTTGCTTCCTCGGTCAAGGGTATCGGCACCGGAGAAAGAGGCGATCGCGTCGTTATCGATGATCCACACGACGTTCACAAGTCTGAGTCGGATGTGGTTCGGACGGATACCGTGCGTTGGTTTCGTGAAACCATCACCGACCGGCTCAACAACCTGGATTATAGTGCCATTATCATTATCATGCAGAGGGTACATCAAAGTGACATCTCAGGCTTCATCCTTGAGCAAGGCTGGGCGTATTGCCATCTCATGGTGCCGATGGAGTTCGAACCAGGACGAGAGCCCTTCAATCCGCTTGGATGGAAGGACCCTAGAACTGAGGATGGCGATCTTGCATGGCCCGAGAGGTTCTCGCCCGAAGCCGTCGCCAACATCGAGCGCGAGAAAGGCTCCTTCGCGTACGCTGGTCAATACCAGCAACGGCCCTCTCCCCGAGGCGGAGGGATAATCCAGCGCAACTGGTGGCGACCTTATACGGAGGCAGAATGTGGAAAGTTTGGCGTGCCCTGGCCCAAGTTTCCTCTGATGTCCTACACGGTCCTCTCTTTGGACACTGCGCAAACCGAGAAGAAACAGAACGATCCTACGGCTGGGATCGTTCTGGGCGTTACACGAGACATCTGGGAGAACCGACGACTAATCCTTATGTGGGCCTGGGCCGAGCGTCTGGAGCTGTACGAGCTGGTCAAGAAGATCGAGGAGACCGTCAAGAAGTTCAAGGTCGACCGGGTTCTCATCGAAGACAAAGCATCGGGGTATCCGGTGGCACAGGAGTTGCGCCGTCGGGGAAGAGTGATCTCCGACACGATGAGCCACAACCCAAAGACCGCCGATCGCGCTGACTTCGGTGTGACGCTGATGACGCCGGAAGGCGACCACGTCGCCCGCCTGTACGCCCAGCAGAATCTCTTTGAGTGCGGAATGATCTACGCGCCGGCCGAAGGCACGGGGATGGGCGACTTCCTGTTTAAAGACTGGGCTGATCGCGTCATCGGCGAATGCGCCGACATGCCCAAGGGCACTCACGACGACCTCGCCGACGCCATGAGCCAAGCGCTCGCCCATATGCGCGCTCTCGGCCTCGCCACTTTGCCTGACGAAGACGAACTGGAGGACCTGATCGAGAAGAAGTCCTTCCGCTCACCCGATCCGCTCTATCCGGCCTACGGCGGAGGCCTCACCATCCCACTACGATGAAAGGTCACACATGATCGAGGATATTCGGGACACCGATGAGCCGAGCTTCCTGCAGCACTGGGCCGAGCGGGCCTGGGACCGCGTTCAGCTCGCCCAGATGGCGGCAATCCAGGAGCAACTCACGAAGTTTGCCATGGAAGGGTGGCGCTCGATGTACATCTCGCCGCCCACCGACGTGATGCTGGTCACGGCTTGCGACGAGGGCGTGGTGCTCATGGTGCAGAACGGCTTCGGCGAGTGGCGCACCTCGCATGGCCAGCCCCACAAGCCGCCGCACGCCTGGATGCCCTGCCCGGCGCCGCCTCCGCGCAACGGCAAAGGACGTTAGCTAGCGAATCAGCACGATTACGCTAGACTGCCGGCTCGATTCCACCTTTCGCGTGGACCGGAACGGGCTGGATCATGCTTATTCTTGCCTCCACTAGCGACCGGCTGCAGCTCACGACCAGCGCCGCCGGCTCAATCGACGTGCATGCCAGCTGGATGGACAACATCTCGGGGGCGGTGGCGCCTGGACGCACTAATACCTCCATCTCGACGGCGGCAACCACCACCATCGTCGCTGCTCCCGCCAGCAACACCCAGCGCAACGTCAAGACGTTGCAGATACGCAATAAAGCCGCCACCTCGAATACCGTAACCATCATCCATACCGACGGAGCGACGTCGGTAGAACTCCACAAAGTGGCGCTCGCCCCCGGCGGCACTGTCCAGTACGTCGATGAGCACGGCTTCAAGCCGGCAAGCCTGCGTATGGTCATGCAGACGCTCAAGACCACGACCCCCAACACCACGCGCACCGGCACTTATACCCCCACCCCGGGGATGAGCTTCTGCATCATCGAGACTGTCGGCGGCGGTGGCTCGGGCGGCGATGCCGCCTGGACCATAGGACGAGGTTCGGGCGGCGGTGGTGGCTCGGGCGGTTACTCGCGCAAGCTCTGCACCGCAGCAGATATCGGCGCCTCGCAACCCTTCCAGGTCGGCAAGGGCGGCTATGCCGCCAGCTCACCCAACGGCGAGAACGGCGCCCCCACCTATCTCGGCGGCACCAGCGTTGCCACCTCGATCTGTGGCGCCAATGGCGGCTTCGGCGGCGGCTACTGCCTCAATGGCGCCCAGACCCCCATCGGCGGCGCTGGCGCCGATCCCGGCGTCGGCGACGTCACCTCCGGTGGCGATGCCGGCGAGCAGGGCGGCTATGTGTACTTCCCGGCTGGATCGCTGGCCCCCGATGATCCGATCGTCATGCCCGACGGCGGCAAGGGCGCAAACGGCCCCTGGGGCGGCGGCGCTCCATTGCCCGCCGTGGGCATCACCGGCTCGCTCGCCGCACGGCCCGCCAAGGGCTACGGCGCCGGCAGCAGCGGCGCCATCAGCAACCAGACCGGCGGCTATCTGGGCGTTGCTCCAGCCGGCGACGGCGTGATCGTCATTACGGAGTTCTGTCTCTAGGAATGAATCTATGATCCTCCTCACCTCGCCCACCGATCAGCTGCTGGTGACGTCCAGCTCGGCAGCATCGCTGTCCGTCCACACCACCTGGGTGGATACGCTCCTCTCCAGCGGAACGATCACGCCTGGACGAACCAACACCAATATGGCGGTGGCCGCCACGATCTCGGCGGCAGCCCCAGCCGTCGCCACCTCGGTGCAGCGCAACGTCAAGACCCTGCATGTGCGCAACAAGGATACGACTTTGAGTGCCGACGTAACGGTGCAACACACCGATGGAACGCTGACGGTCGACCTGTACAAGACCACGCTCGCACCGGGGGTCGCGTTCCAATACACCGATCACGGTGGCTTCGCGGGCCTGCAAGGCTAAGCCCATGGCTGACGGTGTTGCCCAGACCGACCACTACATCAACGAGAGCGACTACTACCGTAATCTCGCGAGCAAGCTCGACCCGGATAGCGCCAATCAAGAAGACGACCTGACGATCGTCATCCAGGAAGACGCCTCCGAGCCCGTCGAACAAGTCGGCATCGAGCGCGCCGACGGTGCCCTTATTATAAGACTGGACGGCAAGCCCTATACGCGCGAGCCCAAGGTCAAGGCCAAGGAGCACGACGCCAATCTCGCCGAGTTCGTTGACGAGATCGAGCTGGCACGAATATGCGACGAGCTGCTCAACGGGATAGATTCCGATCTGCAGACGCGCCTTGAGTGGCTGGAACGGCGCGCAGCCGGCGTCAAGCATCTCGCACTGAAGATCGAGAACCCGAGGTCGCCCAGCGCCGACGCCGACACCGCCGTCGAGGGGCAAGCCACGATACGCACACCTATTATGTTGGACGCGGTGCTGCGCTTCCAGGCCAATGCTAGGGGAGAACTCCTCCCGGCTGGCGGCCCGGTGAAGATGCGCAACGACAGCATGCCGAAGACGCCTCACCGCGACTTCATGGAGCAGCAGATGCAGGTCCCGCGCGAGCAGCGCGGTGACGATCGCGACATCCAGGCCGATGCCCTGGAGATGCTCTTCAACAGGTACCTGACCGAAGTGGACAAGGAGTACTACCCCGACACGACGCGAATGTTCTTCATGCAGGGCTACGGCGGCTCGGGCTTCAAGAAAGTGTACCGATGCCCGATCCGCAGGCGTCCAATGTCACGCAGCATCGACGCTGCCGACGTCATTGTGTCGGATAACGAGGTCTCGCTGCACGAATGCGGAAGAGTCACTCATCGTATCGAGATGCGACAGAGCGTGATGCGGCGGATGCAGCTCGCCGGCACCTATATCGATATCGATCTGACCAACCCGACCGGCCCGCAGCCCGACAGCATGGAGCAGGCCGAGAGCGACGTGGCGGGGATCGCGAGCTGGAGCCAGCGCCCGCAGGATTACAAGCACTGCGTCTACGAATGCTACTGCGAGCTGGACATCGCCGGCTTCGAGCACACCGAAGGGGGCAAGATCACCGGGCTGCCGCTGCCCTATCGCGTGAGCATCGACAAGGACTCTCAGACCGTCCTGGAGATACGCCGCAACTGGGCAGAGGACGACGACCGCTACATCAAGCACATGCCGATCGTGAAGTACCCGTTCGTGGAGGGCATCGGCTTCTACGGCATCGGATTGCTACACATCATGGGCAATGCGACCGCTGCGGTCACCACCGCATGGCGGCTTGCCCTGGACAGCGCAGGTTTTGCGTCCTGGCCGGGCTTCCTCTACTCAGAGACCGTCGGGCGGCAGGACACCATGACCTTCCGCGTCGGCCTGGGTGCTGGCGTGCGCGTCAACACCGGGGGCCAGCCGATTGCACAGCATATTATGGACTTGCCCTACAAGGACGTGACGGCGGGTCTGGTGCAGGTCACCCAGCACATCGAGGAAGAGGCGCGCCGTGTCGGTGGCACCCCCGAGCTGATGGTAGGCGAGGGCCGCCAGGACGTGCCGGTGGGCACGACCATCGCGATGCTCGACCAAGCCGTGAAGGTCTTGGACAGCGTTCACAAGGGCATGCATATCGCCCAGGCCGAGGAGTTCGGGCTGCTTCGAGAGCTGTTCAAGGAGGACCCCGACGCCCTCTTGTGCGCGGACCCGCGCGAAGGCGCGATCTGGCAATGGCAGCGCGAGGACTTGGTACGGGCGCTCAACGACTGCAATCTTACGCCGCAGGCCGACCCGAATACTCCTTCGCACACGATACGGGTCATGAAGGCTGTGGCGCTGGTGCAGCTCGTCCAGTTGAACCCGAGCATGTTCGACTTGCACGCCGTCGTGCGAAGGGTCTCCACCATGGTCGGCCTGGGGAACATCGATGAGCTGTTCGCGCCGCCCCAGAGCCAGCAGGACGCCAAGACCGCCGGCAAGATCGCCGAGCTGCAGCAGAAGACGCAGAAGATGATGCTGGAGGAGCGCGACAGCGTCAGGAAAGCTGCGCTGGCGCAGCTTGATGCCCAGCTCAAGGCGATGGTCGAAGGAGCGAAGCTCCAAGACAACGCCGCAGAGCGGCAGTCGCGCGAGCGCATCGAGGGCGCCAAGCTGGCGCAGAAGCGGATGGAAGTGGCGCAGAGCACGTTGGTGCATCCAATGGCTGCCCCCGTCGCACAAACATGGCCAGGAATGCCCGGTCAGCGCATAATCTGAGAGCGAATCACAGGAGGCGTAGATGGCGCACCCGTACGCAGGTCAAGCGCAATCGTCACAGAAGGCCCGCCTGAAGCGTCTCGGAGCAACGGCCGGCAAGGCCCACGGCTCTTCGAGCATGTACAAAGCGAAGAGCTACCCCTCGGGGGCTGGCACCCAGAGGGAGTACACGATCTCTGGCGGCAAGGCGAAGAGTCGGCCCGACCGAATGGCCTCGGGCGGCAGCGTCAAGAAGCGCCGGGCGCATCCGACCACCAACATCATTATCAGTCACGCGGGCGGTCAAGGTGGCACTGGCGCTGGTGGCGCTGGTGGTCAGCCCGGCGGACCCGTCCCGGTTCCGGTGCCCCGTCCCGTCCCGGTGCCGGTCGGAGCCGGCCCAGCGCCGATGGGGCCTGGGCCGGTACGCCCACCGATTGCTGGAGGTCCGATGCCGGCGGGGCCGCCTCCGGTGCCGGTGCGCCCACCGATGCCGGCGGGCCCTCCCCCTGGTCCCCCAGTACGCCCGCCCGGCATGAAAGCCGGCGGAGCCGTGAAGAAGGCGGCCAATGGTGGCTTTCTGAAGGACAGCAAGGGCAAGGGGTACCCCGGTTACCCTCATAGCCCCACCACCGATACGGGCGACAAAGTCTCCGCACATAAGCGGGGTGGTGGGGTGAAGAAGCTGCAGTTCGGCGGCGGCTTTGGCGTGGGTTCCGGTGTGAGTCCCGGCGCCACGCAGGGGCAGGGTCTCGCGGGCTTGCTCGGTAGTGCGGCGCCTGGACGCGCGCCGATGCCGGCGCAGAAGGGCGCGCCGACGATCTCGGGGGTGGATCAGATTCCCGCCCAGCCGCTGACGGTGCCGCAGCCCAAGTTCGCAGGCTCCTTCTTGCAGCGCCCGGCGCCGGGCACCACCACCACCTTCAAGGAAGGCGGTGCGGTACATGACGACGAGGCGCAGGACCGCAAGTTGTTCAAGAAGATGATGAAGGGCCACAAGGCCGGCGGGATCGTGAAGACCCCCGTAACCAACGCCACGGGCGGCGGCGCAGGAGCCAAGGCTCGCAAGGCCAAGACCAGCGCGGCCAAGGGCGTCCCGGCCAAGACTGATACCGGCTCGCCCAACCCTGGCCATAACCCGCCTGGGCGCGGGGTATCTGGCTCGATCTATCACCAGCAGGGCAAGGGAGTGAGCTGAGTGGAAGGCCTGGACAGTGCCTTTGCTGCTGCGCTCCACCGTTGGCTGGTGCGCGAGATCAGCGGTGACGTCGCGGAAGGCTATCCAGGCCAGCTGCGTGCGCTCTACAGCGCGCATGACTGGGACACGGTCAATCGGACCAAGGGCATGATCTGCGCCTATGACAACGTGCTGAAGGTCATGGAGGAGATCGCCCAGAAGATGAACGAGCCGCGCGAGCGCGCTCCTATCAACGTGATGGGGAGGCCAAACTGACTGCTATTCCGATAATCGGTGCTCCGACTGCTGTTCCGAGGATCAGCCAGCTGGCGACCATGCACCAGGGGCCGATGCCGCCCTGGCGCACCGACGAGGAGAAGCAGGACTACAAGGACGATCCGAAGGGGTTCCTCCTAGATCGGTGGGCGCTGCTGGGGGACAACGTCGAAGCGTTCCACAACTGGGTGATCACCGCGACCTACTTCTTGCCCGATTACCTGGAGACGGCCTCGGGCCACAAGCTCTACCTGCCCGACAAGACCCATGACGAGGCGCTGTGGCAGGGCAAGGTGGGCTTGGTGGTGGCCAAGGGGCCTCTCGCGTTCCTCAACGATGCTCACGTCGACTTCAAGGGTCAGAACGTCGAGGTCGGCGACTGGGTGATGTACGACATCATGGAAGGGCGTCAGTTCACCATCGAGCGGTTGCACTGTCGAAGGTTAAAGGACCTGCAGATCGTCGCTCGCATCAAGGACCCAAGGTTAATCTACTAGCGCCAACGCATTGGCGTGGAGGCAGTTATGGCAGACGACGTTAATCCCACCGCCGGGGAGAACGAGGACCTGATCGTTAACCTAGACGAAGAGGACAACCCCGGCGCAACCCAAGCCGCCCCCTCGGAGGGCGCTAAGCCGCCACCGGTTCCCAGCCCTTCCGCCCCTCCTGCAGCGCAAGATGGCCTCGCCGAGCTGAACCGGCAGGTGAATGCCGAGCGCGCCGAGCGGGTGCGCGTTACCCAGATTGCGCAGACCATCGCCCGCGAGCGCGACGAGGCGATTGCCTTCGCTCAGGAGGCCGAGCGCAGGGGCGTTTTCACCTACGCGCTGTACACCGAGAACCAGATCAAGGCCGTCCAGGACAAGATGGTTGCCCTGTCCAATGGTGCCGAGCAGGCCATGGTGGACGGCGACTTCAAACGCGCCCAGGCGCTGAACCTGGAGATCGGCCGCCTGGGCGGTAATCTTGCCGTGCTGGAGCGCGACCAAGCGGTCCTGGTGCAGCAGCGCCAGAACGCTGAAGCACAGGCCCGGCAACCGCGACCACAGCCGCAGCAACCTCAGCAGCAGCGTCCAGCGCAGCCCACCGATCCGTTCGAACGGGCGCTCGCCGGCAAGAGCCCTGCCGCCCAGCAGTTCCTGCGCAAGCACCCCGAGCTGGTCCGCAGCGACGGCACCATCAAGCGCGCCGCGCTGGATGCTCACGAGCGTGCCTTGGACGAGGGCCACCAAGCGGACTCAGCTGGCTACTTCGATTACATCGAGAGGTCGATCATGGCACAGACACCCCAGAATGGGGGTAATCCGCCTCCAAGGGGCAACCCAACCCTGTCCGGGGCGGCGCCGGTCGCTCGTGGGGCAGGCCCAGGCGGAGGTGGCGGTGTAGGAGCCGGCGGCACCTTCACGATGACGCCCAAGATGCGGCGCCTTGCCGAGGAGCAGGGCGTCGAGCCCCGTGAATGGGCCAGGAACTATGTCAGGCTGCTCAACGAGGGCCGAATCACGCCCATTACCTAACCCCGGGGGTTAACTATGATCGAAGTCCCTTCCCCGTTCCGAGAGGCACCCCATGAAGGGGGCCTCGCGGGAGGTCTCGCTGCCGGCGAGCAGATACTGCGCAGCGACATTCATGGCGAGCTGCGCGTCGATCCCGACCGCGAACGCCGCCACCAGGGCAATGCCGCCATCGACCCCTTCGACATCGCCGACATTATGGCGAAGTACGCCCCCACCAGGGGCGACCCCACCAAGGGCAACGTCAACAACGAGATCGACTTCAACTGGAAGCGCTTCGAGACCTACGGCAAGCCGGACTACGCCGAGAGCCGGATGTACCAGGACCAAGGGTGGAGACCGGTCCAGCACCATCACTTCCCTGGGCGGTTCGCCGCTCCCGGCACCCAGGGGCCGATCGTGGTCAAGGACATGATCCTGATGGAACGGCCGATGCGCTTGACATTGCAGGCCAGGAATGAGGAGATGATGGAAGCGACTCGCGCCATGCAGGTGAACCGCCAGAAGCTGGCGATGACCCCGGAGGGGCACTCAGAGCGTGTCGTCTATGCCGCGCGCACACAGCGCGAGGCGATCTCGATCCCCGAAGAGTAATCCTTCGGGTTCGCGTCCACCGCCTGGACGCCCATCACATCCAGAGAACGGACTGAGGCGAAGCTCGCCAAGGCCGGTAACCCTTGAGGAGGGGAGCCAGCTTATGGCGAACATCAATGCTCCGTTTGGATTCCGGCCGGTTCGTCGCCTCGACGGCGCGGCATGGTCGTCTACTCACAGCACCTTCAAGATGCAGAACAATGCTGGCGCCCTGAACCGGGGCGACGTTGTGAAGAGGCTTGCCGATGGCACCGTCGCGGTGGCCGCAGCTGGCGGCGCCGGCACCAGTCTCGGCATCTTTGTCGGCTGCCACTACCTGCTGGCCGCGCTCGGCTACCCGATCTGGACGAACTACTGGCCGGGTTCGGGCGCACTCGGGCTGGTCGATGCCTTCGTCATCGACGATCCGCTCGTGGTGTACGAGGTCATGGCTGCGACTGGACCGATTACTCAGGCCAATGTTGGCGACAACGCCGACTTCGTTGTCAATGCCAGCACCACCGGCTTCTCGAAGTGGTCGCTGCTCACCCCAGCCGTCGCCGCTGGCAGCGATGTGCTGCCGTTCAAGGTCGTCGCTGTCGGCAATTACGGCGTGCCGGTCGGCGAGAACGGCTACGACGCAACGTCGGCGAACAACATCGTCGAAGTGGCCTGGAACACCCAGGCGTACAAGACCATCGCGCTCAACGCCTAACGGCTGGCGGGGACAACGGAGGGATAGGTCATGGCAATCGACATGGCATCGATCAAGAACGAGCTGTTCCCCGGCCTCGCTGCCGTGGAAGGTCGTTACAAGAAGATCGAGACCAAGTGGTCTCGGCTCTTCGAGAAGCGCACATCCAAGATGGCGCTCGAAAGACGTACGCAGATGGCGTACCTGCCGCTCGCCCGTGAGAAGGGCGAAGGCGCGAGCACCTACTTCGATGAGAGAGCCGGTGAGCGCTGGCTGTATAGCGCCGAGATGCGAGAGCTGAGCCTCGGCTACATCATCACCCGGCGCGCCGTGGAGGACAATCAATACAAGGCGGAGTTCAATCCATCCAACCTCGGCCTGCAGGATGTGTTCGCGACCACCAAGGAGATATACGCCGCGAACATCTTCAACACCGGCACTGTGTTCGACCAGACCGTCGGCGGCGACCAGAAGGCGCTCTTCGATACGGCGCATCCGACCGACGTAGGTGCAGTGGGCAATCGTCCGGCCGCGGACATCGATCTCAACGAGTCCTCGCTGCTGACGGCGATGACCGTCATCCGCAATAACTGGGTCGACGAGCGCAACATCAAGATCGCAGCTCGGGCCGAGCTGGTCC